CTAGGCAAACGCATCCGGCTCAGAATCCTCTTCGTCCCACGCCCCCACACTTTCGCCCCGCGTCCTTACCCATTCCATCAATCGTTCGACGTCGTCCTGGCTGAGCATGATGCGGTTGCTGCTTAGCCGGGTGTTGATTCCGGACTCCCGACAGTAACGTCGGAGTTCCGTCTTGCTCATCCCCAGCTCTGGGGCGACCTCTTCAGGGGTTCGGAAGACTGGCCGGGGTCGTTCCGATTTTGAGATGACTTCCTTCTTACCGATTCGGGCATTCGGGGATGCAGGGCCGTCGCTAGCCCCAGTCGGAAGTCCTTGAAGCCATTTGGCAAGGTCTTCGTGCCGGATGAGCAGTTCTCCGTTTGCATACCTGGCCATTAGCTTGCCATCGGCCATCTGGGACGCGAGCGTACTAGCACTGCATCCGCATTGCATCGCTGCTTCCTCGAGCGTGTAGGCGAGTTTCTGCATAGTCATGCCGTCGATCCTCCACTAGCTGCCGGGGTCGCGGACGGGTTTGCCCGTAAAGGTTTCGTAAAAATCCCGGGTTCGGCATCATCCGTGCCGGTACCTTTGAGCGAGCGCCGTCATCCCGAGTTTCCCCCATTCTCCGGGTGGCGGCCTCTTTGTCTGTGCCTGATGGGACGATCGGCTGATGGAGCCTATCCGTAGTCAGCGGGTGCCGCCGCTCGTGGTGCCTGAGTCCGACGTCGACATGTCGCGGAAGTTCACGCCGGCGAACTCACCGGCGGTATGGGTACGGCTCACGTATACCGACGGTGCCGTGCACGAGGTGCCGGGTTTCGCGCTCGCATGGACGCGCGCCCACGTCCTTGTGCAGATCCCGTGGCCGGAAGAGTATTACGATGGCCACCGAGACTCCTGGGTGCCAGCAACTGGCGTAAGGCGGCGGCAGATCGATCGCAGGGTGCGTTAGGCAGAATTCTGGCCTGTCAGGCCCAGATCGACCGGACACAAGAAGTCGATGAGTGCTTGAGCTCATAGCAAAGTCGGCTATCATCACGGTACAGAGCGCGCGAAGCGCTTCAGGAGAAAAGGGCACTATGATGAGTGATTTTGGCGACCTCAAAAACCTTGAGGATGTGCAAGAAATAGAGACAAGCAAGTTCGCGGAGTACGCCGAGCTGGTGAGGCAAGCATCGCCGTTTTCGCAGACCTCCATTTTTCCCGAGTTCTTCGCGCCAAAGCCAGCGCCCCTGACTCTCTCCTTCGGTAGGTAGGGCTTTGGCGAATTGGAACGCACTCGTTGATGAGCTAGATAGCATCCAAGATGTCGCAGACAAGAACGCTTGGATGATCGACGGCTTCACGCGGTCTCTCCAGCATGTTGCGGCGTTGAAGGGCGATCGGAACGTAATATTTTATGGTTCAGCCTTCCTGCAAAAGATGCAGGTGCCACAAGAATTCCTGATCATCACTCATGAAGACATCAACGGCTTTATGAGCACGATCAGCGGCTTCGACCGCAGCAAGGGTCTGACGCTGATCCTCCACACGCCCGGCGGCGTGACCAATGCGGCAGAGAGCATCGTTGCTTATCTTCGCCACATGTACGCTGATTTTGAAGTTGTAGTGCCGGCGTTCGCTATGTCCGCCGGAACGATGATTAGCCTCGCGTCTGATCACATAACCATGGCAAAGCACGGACAGCTTGGTCCGATCGACCCGCAGATGCAGTTCTCCGCCGGGCGGAGCCACTCGGCGCGCTCAATAGTGGAGCAGTTTCAAGTTGCACAGGATGAGATCCAGAAGAATCCGGTCCTTGCTCATGCATGGGCTCCGGTGAATGCTGTCCTGGGGCCGTCTGTGCTTCATGAAGCCCAGTCTGCGCTGGATTACTCTGAACAGATTGTTGGCGACTGGCTTTCGCGCTACATGTTCAAGGGCGAGTCCGATCCCAAGGCCAAGGGAACGGAAGTGGCACAGCACTTCAACGATGCTGCCACGCATAAGAGTCACGGGAAGAGGATCGGCTTCGAAGAAGCCGAAGAACAAGGCCTAAAGGTGACACGGCTGGAAGCTGACCCTGTGCTGCAAGACGCGGTCCTGACGGCATACCACCGGATGACGATCCTCATGGAACAGACTCCGGTCACCAAGATTATTTGGGGATCCAACAATTCCCGCTGGGTGAAACAGTGGAACGGTCAGCAGTAACGACCTGCCCGATTGATTAGGTAGAAGCCCCGGGTCCAGACTTTGGTCTAGGCCCGGGGCTTCTTTATTTGCACGACCGGGCTGGCGTCGTGTCTTGCTGACGACCTGTGTTCGTCTCCGACTGTCACTCACGTGCGGGTATTATTAGGCCATCTGACTCTTTGGGGGATTCCTTGAAACGCCTTGCCCTGATCACTGCCGCCGTTGCTGCTCTCGCCCTTTCTGGGTGCGCTCAGACGCCGCCGCCTGTTTCCGAGAAGGTGCAGCAGGCGTATGACGCGAATAAGACGCTCACGCCACAATCGCCGCCGGTCGATCCGTTGGCGAAGGGCCGCGCCAATGGGAGTCTGTCAGTTTATTTCATCGGCGACTCGCTGACAGACGGCTGGAACGCAACGACCCAGCCTCAGGCGTTCCGGCCGCGTGTCGTGCAGGCGCTACAGAAGGGCGGCCCCGTTGACGCAACAGCCGTGTACAAAGCTGGCGCAAACACCGCCACCGTAGCAGCGATGTCAACGCCGCCCGCTTCGCCAGGCCTCGTAATCGTTGAGCTTGGAACCAACGATGTGAACAAAACTGACATCGGCAAGTTTGGTACCGATTATGCCGCGCTCCTGGACTCTTTGAACGCGACGAAGCCCGTCCTCGTCTGCGTCGGGACGTGGCAGTTCGGAACGACGATGGGTTTTGACTCTGTGATCGAGTCCGCCTGCGAGGCCCGCGGTGGTCGCTTCGTGAAGATCGGTGACATTCGCGAGAACCCGGCCATGGTCGCCGTGAAGGGCAGCTCAGGTTACCCGGACGCTGCGGACGGCAATCACCCAAACGATGCCGGTCATACCGAGATCGCTCGGCGTATTGTCGCCGCCCTCACGCCCTAGCTGCCTTCGAGCGAACCACCAAAGCCCTGATTTCGTTAAACACGAAAAGTTCCCTCGCCGGGGGACAGCGAGGGAACTTCATCCAACACCCTACTGCCCGAAACAAACAAGCCAGCGGAATATCCGGAGTATGACGAGAACGGGAAACGGAATCCGATAAGGTTCCCGCTGCACGAAAACACTGCGCAATGGGAGATTTGATCTAGCCATCGAAATGCAGGATTACGACACCTGACAGGTAGAATCTGCTCAGTCTCAGGTCTCAATAATGGGGGAAATCTTTGTCTTCACTACTCGAACGCCTGCCCGTAATCGGATCGCGATTCAAGCGGAGCGGAGTGCGAACAGGGAAAGTTGGACAACGTCCTGACATTCAGGGCCTTCGCGCCTTCGCTGTCATCGCCGTGATCCTCGACCATCTGCTGAGCTGGCCCAAGGGCGGCTTCGTCGGCGTGGACATCTTCTTCGTCATCTCCGGTTTCGTGATCACCGCGTCACTCCTGCGGGAGTATGAACGGACGGGCGGGATTTCCTTCTGGGGCTTCTACAAGCGCCGCATCAACCGCATCATGCCAGCCGCGGTACTCGTGCTTATCACAACCGTTGCCGTTGCCTATGCGACTTTCAGCAGCACGCGGTTCATGTCCACGCTTTGGGACGGCCTGAGCGCGTTCCTGTTCAGTGCGAACTGGCGGTTTGCCGCCATCGGTACCGACTACTTCCAAGCCGATGGGCCTGTGTCGCCGCTACAGCACTTCTGGTCCCTGGCCGTGGAAGAGCAGTATTACTTCGTCTGGCCAGCCGTCATGGCTGCCGTGCTTGTGGTTTTCGGACGGCGTAAGGCTCAGGGCGGCGCAACGCGAACCGTGACCGGAATCGCGATCGGGGTTATAGCCCTCGGCTCGTTCGCGTGGGCACTGCATGAGACGGCAAACAGCCCAGCAACCGCCTACTTCTCGACGTTCTCCCGAGGCTGGGAACTGGCTGTCGGCGCGGGGCTGGCGATTGCTGCCCCGTTCTTCACCACGATCCCTGGAAAGCTGCGCCCAGTCCTCGCATGGATTGGCATCGCTGGCATGGTCGCTGCGCTGTTCGTCACTGAGGCCGGCGTGAACTTCCCGGCCCCGGGCGCCGCGCTTCCCGTCGTCTCGGCTGCCGTTGTCATCGCTGCCGGGACCGGCACGAGTCGCCACCGTGGGCTGTCCGTCCTGACTAACCCGATCAGCCGTTACCTTGGCGACATCTCTTATTCGCTGTACCTGTGGCACTTCCCGATCATTGTTATCGGTGCTGCGATATTTGGCGACAGCCCATACTTCTACCCGGGAGCGGCAGCCGCGATCCTCATCATGTCGTACTTCTCGTACGAGCTCGTTGAAGATCCAATTCGCACGAACTCGTGGTTGACCACGCTGAACCGCTCCCGCCGCAAGAAAGAGCGCATTGTTTCCCCAGGCTACAAGTACAAGGCCCTTTCCCTGCTCGCAGTGGCTGCATTGACCGTGAGTGGGGCGGCTCTGGCAAGAACCACATCGACTCAGAGCACCCCTGTAGCGGCACCCAAGCCAGCGGCTACGGCAGCAGCGGACGGTCCGAAGTACGGCCCCGCCGTGACCGCCCTCCAAGCCCAGATCACAACCGCTCTCGCCGCGACCGACTGGCCTGCATTGAACCCGACGATGGATCAGGCCATTGCATCGCAGGAAGCATCACCGGATATCAAGAGCTGCGGCGGTTCCGGCCCGGTCAACGATGCTGCGTGCACATGGGGCCAGCCTGGGGCGACTAAGACGGCCTTCATCGTTGGTGACTCCATCGCCGCGACATACACCGGAGTACTGCGGGACATCGTGAACGCTGGAGGTGATTGGAAGATCAAGGGCTACGCCACTTTCGGGTGCGTGTTCGCCGCGGACCTGATCGCTACTGGCTCGATCACCGACAAATGCACGGCCCGCAACGAACAAGCAGTTGCTGCGATCAATGCTCAGCACCCTGACATGGTCATCATCGCCAACAACTACCTGCCCCGCGCCGTCAACGGCAGCAACACGCCAATGACACCTGACGAGTGGGCCAAGAGCGCGGCTGGTATCGCTAACCGCATCAAGGGCGCGACAGGAAAAATCGTCTACTTGTCCGCTCCCCCAGCTGAGGTGAACATTGGCGAGTGCTACACCAAAGTCAGCAAGCCGGATTCCTGCGTAAGCACCGTAACCAGTCAGTGGCAATCCATCGCCCAGACTGAACAGGCCGTAGCCGTATCTCTCGGCGGCACATGGGTGGATTCCCGCCCGTGGTTCTGTGACTCGAACGGGCGCTGTCCGAGCTTCGTCGGATCGATTCCGACGAAACTCGACCGCAACCACATGACCCAGGACTATGGTCATCACATCGCGGGGGCCGTTCAGGAAACGCTCAAGGTACAAGCGATTCTTTAGCTGATTCCGGCAGCAATTGCAGGCGCAACTGGTCAATCTCGCGGTCTCGATGTGCGACAAGCTGGCGCAACTCTTCGTTCTGCTGGTGCAGCACAGCGCTCTGTTGGCGCATATCGCAGAGTAGGGCAAGGATAACGAGGGGGTCCATTGGGGGATCCTTTCTTTAGGCGATTGCGGTCCACGTGTTGGCAGCCGTAGCGACATAAATTCGCTGGTTGGGAACCAAAGGCGTGTCTTTGCGGTAGTAGTAGTCACCAGAAACGGAAGCCGCGATGTTCGGTGCGCCGTTGCCGGAATAGATCGCTGAACCGAGGCCAGCAGTCGAGCCAGGGGTAACAGCTCCAGTGGCGCCGTTCATTGATGCGAGCGTGGTCGCGCTGCCGTTGGCAGCAAAGAAGCTCGTTCCCTGCGTGACAAGGTTTCCCTGAGCATTGACGCGGACGCGCAAGTTACTGCCAGAGTCAAACCACTCCGTGAGGTTCTTTGCTTGCCCCTTCTGGGCGTTGATGCGCAGCGCCGTCGTGTTCGGCGTAGACGGGTCAAGTAGCGCTTGCCCAGTAGTCGCCGTGGCGGAGCCGCTGGCGACGGTCGCCCCGGTGATGGTGGTGCCCGAGAACGACGTGTAGGAGACAATGGTGCGGGATGCCGAGTCCAAAATGAACGTACCGCCGCCCGCGGCAAGGGTCGCGCCCGCATTGACGGTGAGGTTCTGCGGACTAGTGGTCAGCGTGTACGGCCCACTCGCAACGGTCGCCAAAGCTGTGGTTGGCTGGCCGATTTGAACCAGCGAGGTGGAGCCATCGGCGTCGCCGCCGTACTTGGCTTTGAACGCTGTTCCAGCCGAGCGCCCAACGCTCACCTGACTCTCGGAATTGGCTGCGTCCGCTACGTACAAGCCGTAGGCATTGGCAGCGCCAGAAGGGACCTGCTGCCAGTAGGCAACGTATTTGTCGATCGTTCCCGTCGCGCCCAGATCGTTCTGGACCGATGTTTTGAAACCGAAACCCGAGGCGACGTGAGCAGCACCCAGGACATTGAGGCGAGCTCCCATGCCTCCGACGGGTGCCATGTCGCCGCCCATCGCCTGAACCGAACCCTCTACCCGAGTGTTCGCTTCCCAGCTAATCACCGGCTTGGTCTGCGCCCAACCGATATTGCCGTCGTCCTTTAGGAACGTAGAGGATGAGCCACCCTCGGCGCTGTCATCGGTTGTTGGGCCATAGTAGAGCGTATTCCCGAACAAGCCCTGAGTGGTCTTGAGGACCGGAGCCCCTGGGGAGGATGAACCGAACTTCTTGTACCATCCGAGGCCGCCAGCGATGCCAGCAGGAGCGCCCGTACCCGCGAAGCCCATGCTTCCGGCGTCGCCAAAAATGGGGGTGGGTTTGTGCGTACCGGTTGGGTCGTTCACCATGTAAACCCCGGTGCCGCTGGTGACCACATTCGGGTAGCTTGAGCTCAAGTTCCATTTTGATGCGGCATAGCTCTCGCCCGAGTTGTGGTCAGTCTTTGCGGTAACGACGTCGCCGTTCGGATTGATGACGCGCGCCGCCGCCGCGTAGTCGGTGTTCGGCCGCCAGAAGGGAATGAATGTCGCCGAAAGCGACGGCGCACCAAGCCGGTCTGGGAGGTGCTTGTCACGGACTTTTCCGCTGCCGTCTAGCGTAGGTACTTTCTGAGAAGCCATGCCGGCGCCTCCTTAGGTAGAAATGATCAGTGCGTCAGCGTCAGACGGGTCAACGACAACTGATCCATCCGTGTTGGTGGTGAAGATCAAGACATCTGGCTCAAGTGGGTCAATAGCGACCCATCCAGCCTTGGCTGCTGCCGCTGCTACTTCGGCTGCTGCAGCAGCAGTGGCCGCGTTGGCGGCCGCCGTCGCTGCGCCGTTCTGCGCAGTCTCTGCTGCCGTCCGTGCCGCGACAGCTTCATTCCGCAGGCCCTTGTATGAGTTGAAATACCCGATGAATCCGCCGGACTTCCACATGACTTGCGGGATTGTCGCCGAGCGCGGAGGTAGGAACCCGTGCGAGTTCGACGTCAGAGGGTTCGGGAGGGGCAGTCCGGACGGATCCTTCAGCGCGATCGGCGTTGTCCCGGCCGTGTCGGATGGGTCATAGATGAACACCTGCCCGTTGGCCACGACGTTGGCCGGGTTGAGCGGGTCAACGACAAGGTCCATGTCGTACGGGTAATCAGTCATGCGGGCTGCCCCTTCCTGTTAGTTGTCGGCGGCCGGCGGCGTCGGATTGACCGGCGTATTTGCCACAGCCTCGGACTGAATGGATGATCCCGGGCCGGTAGCGATTGCAGAGGTCGAAGCGACAGAGGTAGGAACCGTGATCTTGTCTTCGGGCGCGAAAGCCGGGGCATACTTACGGAGCCAATCATTGACGCCGGGAATGGCGAGGATGCGTGTCGCCAGTGCGGTAATGACGGTGACGACGGCGAGGGCTCCGTTTAGCCACAAGAACACCCATCCGGGCAGGTTCACTTGGTAAGGCTTTAGCTGGTCGATGACAACCGCCAGAACGAGGTTCAGCAGCGGGAACAACGCGATGACGGCAGCGAGGACCGTGCGGAGAACCGCCGACCGCGGGTTCTTCTCCTGCGTGCTGGCGGGGATGGCGAGATGAGTGCCCATTAGTTGGCTGCTCCTTCAATGTGAACGTCCACCTTCACGACGGACTCGCTGACGGCCTGCTTGACCGCTTCCTTGATTTGGTCGATGCTTGCGCTGTCATTCGCCGCGGATGCTGCGACGGCGGCGATCGTCTGGATGACGTGCTCGTCGTTCCAGCCGACCATCGCGCCGAGGCTCGTCTTGCCGCCCATCGTGCCGCCGCGGGGAATCTCACGGTTCAGGATGCTCGCCGGGATCGTGTCGGTAACGTGCCCCCTGAATTCGGACACAACGGACTTCAGGTTGGTGACCACGCCGTTGGGCTGCGTGATCGGCCGGGTCATGATGGTGTCGGCAACAACGTTGGCGAGCCTGGTGAGTTGTTCATCTGTGAGTGCCATGTCGTCCTCTTCTGCTGAGGTAGTGGTGATGCTGTCGAAATTGATGGAGCCCGAGCCGCCAGTGGTCCGTGGCCGGATGATGCCGATGCAGCCAGCGAAGGGCAGTGTTTGGAAGATGACGGGGCCCGTGCTGTCCGGGCTGTACCCCGGCAGGTCCGGGCGCGCCATTGAAGAGTTCTGGGACAGGAAATAGCCCCAGCCGTTGCCGCCGTCAGAGACGAGCGTGGCAACGTGTGTTTTCGGGTACCAAAGCTGGTTGTCAGTTCCCCAAACGACCGTGTCGCCGGGCAGGCCCGGCGTACCCGGTGGCAGCAGTTGATAGGCCGCGCCGATCGAGTCTGACTGCGGGAAGCAGTCAACGAGGTTCCCTGCCCAGCCCGGCCAGCGACCGGCCTTACCAGGCGGGTTCCACGTGTTGATCCTCGGAAGCCCGAAGAACTTCTCGTTGATCCACATCGCGGAATCCCAGCACTGGTTACCGGCGCCGCCGTCAAGATCCACGTACGTCCCAGCAAGCCGGGCGCCGATGCCGCGCATCAGATCCTCGGTAATGGGAGCGACCATGTCATCCCCTTTCTTCGTCTTGCACGGGTTCGGCCTCAAGAACAGGCCATGCCCGGAGTTTGTCGAGGTCCATGCCGTGCTCTGTGCAGTCCCTCCGGAGCGAGGACGCATAATCGGCCAGTCGGTTACGATTGCGGGCTTCACGGTCAGCGCGCGCCTGCATGCGGTCGGCCCGGGTGCGTTCCTTCTCGGCGTCCGCCCAGGCTTCGTTTCGCTGATCCTTCAAAGTGACGTTTCGGATGCGTTCCCGGCCGGCCGTGCCATTCGCGAGCTTGATCAGGCCCTTGATGATTTCCAGCGTGGCCATGCCGCCGCCGATACTCAGCAGCGCCAAGACGAACTGTTGTGTGGAGTCCATGGGCCGCCTCTACTGTTCAGGGTCGTAGGCGGAATGCCTTATTTTCACGAGACGGACAGCGAAGGCGAGGATGGCGAAGATGACGAAGCAAATGGATAGGACACGGACGCTCACTTGAGTCAGCGGCAATGAGATGACGACAACGCCGTAGATGACGATCGCGAACATGCACGCCAGGGCCGCTGCCCGTTCCAGCCACCAAATGCCGGGCAGCGTTGTCAGCGCCCCAAGGATTCCGCCGAACACCAGCAGGCCGGCCCACGAGAACATCAGAACCGCGCCGATTCCGCTTTGAATGGAATGCGGCGGGTCAATGATCACTGCCGCTCCGGCGACGGCCACGACTTGGTAGGCAAAGAAGTAGATCGCTGACAGCGCCCGCGGCTCTTGGACCTTGAGCCACAGATTCATGAGACGGTTCTTCACGGCCGTCACCATCCCTTCGCCGACCAGCTGATCCGGACGGTTTTGTTTTTCAGCAGGTTCCCGGCCGCGTCCACGACCTCATAGACGACGCTTTGCTTGTCGCCCCAGCCCGCGGTTCCGTAGTCGCCGCTGCCGCCAGCCGGGGCGATGACCACGCCGCGGCCATTACCGAAGCTGTCCCCGGAGTCCAACCGAAGGCTTTGAAGCCCATTCGGGAACGGGACAGGCCACACCAGCCGTTGAGCGCCGACGTCGTTCGTCTTCTGCACGATCGTTCCCTCCTGCTCAAGGAAGGAAGTCCCGGGCGGCGGCGTCCCGAAGACGGCCGTCCCGACGCCGAAGAGCTCGACCTTGCCGATCTCGCCAAGCTTGACCCAGCCCGGGACGTCGTTCGCGCCAAGCTGGTACGACCAGATCGCCCCGGCAATGTTGATGACCGTCCCGATCTTGTTCATGAAGGTCCGGACCAGGTTGTCCTTGGCGAACAGGCCGCCATTCCCGGCCCACATCCGAAGATCGATGAACTGCACCGGAGCGGAAGTGCCGCCCTGCCACTTCACCAAAGCGATAGGCTGGTCATCCTCCACACCCGGGCCGACCTTGCGAGTCGGGGCGCCGGGAATCGTCGGATCAGCGCCAACCGAGATCGCGGCCAGCGTGGACGGGCCCCCGCCCAACGGCTGCCAGTTGCGCCGCACAACGATCAAATCCCAGCGCGTTCCGGACGGGAGAGCATCGCAGTTCACGACCTGATCAATCGCAGCCGTGTCCGTGACGCCGAATCCCTCGGCCCGGCCGGCCTTCACCAGCACCGCGTACGGGATCGACGGATGAGCCGTGACCTTGAAGTCATCGACCCCATACACGAGGTAGTCCGGATCACTGCCTCGGTTCGCGGCCCGGTCCGTCTCCGTGACCGGGCCGTCGTAATAGACGCTCGTCAGTGCCATCAGCGGGTCATCCTGTCTGTGTTGTCGCGCTTCAGGGCGCGGATACTCTTTGCCAACTTCGCGTCGGAATCGTCCTTGCGCTCACCAATGACCGGCGTTGCCTTGTCGCCGCCCTTGTCCCAGGACAGTTGGGCCTCGCGCAGGACGTCGGTGTAGAGCTGGCCGCGGATGTTCGCCGTCACCCAGTCACCGACTCGCAAACCGGATCCGCCGTAGCGGAAGTGCTTCGTCTCGGACAGTTCGAGGGACAGCCCGGCAAGTGCTGCGCCGTCGGCCAGCGTCTCGGCGGCCCGGGTCGCGTAGACGTCGCCCACCGATGAATCCCGGGCGTCTTGGAAGACCTCGATGATGTCTGTCCAGTCCGATTCCCGGGCGCCGTCGGAGAAGCCCTTGAACTCGCGCGCGACGCCCTCGCCTTGCCCGCCGACAACAACCCTTGTCGCGTTCGGGGCGGCCAGCGAGTACGTGCCGCCGATCAGGGTTCCGCTCTCCGCTGAGAGGTGGTGTGCGTAGACGCGGGGCGTGTAGCAGTCCAGCAGCAGCCCGGCGCCTTCTTGCCGGACCGTCACGCCGATGCCAGCCTGATCCACGGCCGGGAACAGTCGGTCGTAGGCGGGGTGGAATCGGAACGTGTACGTCCCGGACGCGCCCCGGCCGAGCGACGGCGCCACGGTCAGCGGGAATCCGAGCCTCGCAGCGGCCTCGGCCATGACCGTCTTCACGACAGTCTCGGCCGGGCCCGTGATGGTCCGGTACTCGACGTCCTGTCCGGTGAGCGGCGCCGTCGGTTTCGGCCACGCCAACCAGTTGTTCAGGATCCGGAAATCGTCCTCAACCGAGAACGTCAACTTCGCCGCCTGGCTGAAGTCGCCGCCCACGAGGCGCACCGGGCCGGACATTTGGTATTCGCCGTGCCGGTAGATCTTCACCCTGGCGCCCGGTTCCATGAGGTCCGCGGCGCGTAGATGGTCAGCGTCGATGTCGAACGTGGCCGTCGACTTCAGGTTGTGCCGGATCGTCGGCTTCAGATCGAGCGGTCGGCCGACCCAGCCCTTGAACTCCCAGCCTTTGTAGACCAGGATTTCGTACGGCATATCGGACGCCATCAGGTAGCCCTCCGATACTTGTTCGTCACGGCCACTTCAATCGCCCCCGTGCCGGTCATCGTGAAGCTCAACGGCCGGTCCTGCCCTCGAGGAATCGGAACAAACGCTGACGTCGGGTCAAGGTCCGTCGTCCGGTCAACCGGGTCCGTGATGACCTTCGCGACGTCGTCCCAATGCCCGTACCAGAGGACCTGCCCGTCAACCGGGTTAGTGTCGATCTGCACTGCGTACCCGGCCGGGATCTCGAACGGGACAATGATGTTCTTGCCTGCGACCCCGAACGACACAGCAGTGACCGGGCCGACCACCGTCCACACCGGATAGCTGGGCACGTCGCCGTCGTTCGAGAACGTTGCCGAGTCCAGCGAGCCGCCGGGCGAAAGGTAGTGGATCACGTCCGGGGCGTAACCGTAGGTTGTCCGGTCGGCCTCGGTCACGTAGTAGTTCCGGAGGTCTTCCTTCGCCCACGAGCGCTTGACCGTCTCACCCAGCCAGTAAGTGCTGTCGGCGAGCAGGATGATCGCGTACGCCGCCCAACCCCGTTGCACAGGGTCATGTGTCCATTCGTCTTCAGCGCTGATCAGCCGGCACCGGAGGAAACGCTTCGTCCCATCCGGGAGCAGCGCCGTCCACGTGCCCTCAGCGTCCGTGTCCAGGCTGTCCCAGAATGCACGGTCACGGGCCATGTACTCGGCCGATCCAGCATCCGAGTACAGGTACAGCGGCCAGAACACCGTCCGGTCCTTCGTCGTCGTCCCCAGATGCCGGGAACCAGCGACCGCCGGGGACTCGCTCGACTGCCGCTCATACTCGGGCAGGCCAAGGCCGCGCACGCCCGGCTTCAGGAACAAACCTGAAGCCGGGTTCGTGAGCTCCCATTCACTGTCGTCCCAGCCCGTCCATGTCAGCTTCACGCCACGCCATGGACTCACCGGGGGCGGCGGCGGAAGGTAGGGTGCCGCGTAAGCAATCCCCAAGGGTGCCTCCTAAATGCCGAAAGCGGAGAAAGTATCCCGCCGCTTCGTCTCGATACGGTTCGCGACCTCATCCGGATCCCAACCGACTGGGCCGTTGAAGTACACGTCACCGCGGCCGCCAGCGTCACGCCGCAGCGCCAACCGGTGAATGTCGTCCCACTGCTGCGGGTTCAAGATCGCCTCCGGCTTGCCCGTACGGTTGACCACCTGCGAAACACCTGGCGGAAGAATCCCACCGAGGTCATACAAGGCAGGGTCGCCAACTGCTGAGCCCTTGCCGCCGCCTGTGATGACGTCCGAGACCGTGTTGAACAGCTTCTTGCCGATGCCGATGGCAATGTCCGCCATGATGCCCGCGGCCGGGAACGCCTGCTTGAACTGCGACAACAGCCCATCGATGATCCCGGCGAGCGGGTTGAAGCCGCCGCCCGACGGCAACCCGGCACCGCCAAGGTAGCCGTGCGGGTCGATGTCGTTCGGCCAGCCGCCCGCGAACGTCCCGAAGTGCAGGTGAGGCCCGGACGTGATGCCGGTGTTGCCGGACAAACCGATCTGCTGCCCGCCGCGCACCATCTCGCCGACCTTCACGGCCATTGAGGACATGTGAGCGAACCACGTCTGAATGCCGGACCCGCCGTCGATGTGGATTTCATTGCCGCCCCACACGCCCGGCGCCATGACGCCAGGGCCGGACCAGCTGACCCGGCCGCCTTCCGTGGCGAACACCGGAGTGCCCTCCGAAGCCGCAAGGTCAATGCCCTTGTGGACCCGGTTGTACCCCTGCGTTTCCACCATCGAGCGGAGCGGGTTGACGATGCCGCCCTTCGCGAAACCATCACCGAACATCGCGCGCGCTTCGGATGCCTTCCGGCCCATGATCGCGGCCTTGTTCATGAAGTACAGACGCGCACGCTCGAACGGGTCCTGCATAACCTCGGACACGTAGACGCCCTCGCCCTTACGCATGGGCACTAGCTGGTCATCACCGTTCCGCCAGGACGAACGGCCGGGCAGTACACCGCCGCGGGCGAACCCGTCCGGCAGTGCCACTCGGGGCAGCTTGTCCACGCCCGGGAGGATGCCGGCAACCGTGTTGAATGCGCCGATCAGGCCATCATTGATGACCGTGTTGACGACGAATTTCACGGGTGCCTTCGCGATATCCAGAATCGTGTCCCAGATTTTCTTGATGGCATCCACGCCCGTTTGGAAGGCTTTCGGGATGTCCTCGTTGATCGCCTTCGACAGGAAATCGAAAACGGGTTTGATGACGTTGTCCCAGGTCCACTTGATCGCGCTTCCAATTCCGTCGAAGACGGGCTTGATTGCGTTCTGGTAGAGCCAGTTCGCTGCGTCGGGGATGACTTTCGTGAAGAACCAAACCCACGTGTCAAACACCGGTTTGATGACGTTCAGCCATACCCAATTAGCTGCAGTGCCAATCGCATCAAAAACAGGTTTGATCGCGTTCGCATACAGCCAGTTCGCCGCATCAGGGATGACTTTCGTGAACACCCAGACCCAGGTATCGAAAACGGGTTTCAGAACATTCAGCCACACCCAATTGACCGCGTCCCCGATAGCGGTGAAGACCGGCTGCACAGCGTTCGCGTAGAGCCAGTTCAGCGCATCGGGAACGACCTTCGTGAAGATCCAGACCCACGAATCGAAGGTCGCCTTGATGACGTTCACCCAGACCCAGTTGATGGCCGAACCGATCGCATCGAACACCGGCTTGATGACCGAGTCGTACAGCCAGTTCACGGCCGTGGCGAGCGTGTCACGGATGAACCCGACGAACGAATTGAAAATCGAGACGGCGCCGTTCCACCAATCCGCAACGGCCCGACCCATTCCGACGAAAGCCGGAACGAAAATCGTGTTCCACCACCACTGGATCAGCGGGACGATAATGTTTTTGATTACCGAGACGATGACCTGAAAAATGCCGCGGAACAGCAGATAAAAACCGCCGAGCACAACAGCCGTGCTATCGAAAACGGGTTTCAGGATATTCGTATACAACCAACCGAAAATCGCGCCAGCGACACCGACGGCAGTAACAATTCCGTCGAAAATCGGTTTGATAATCGACTCGTAAACCCACGTAACCGCAGCGGCAATCCCGTCAAGGGCCGGTTTAATCCAATCCGTCCACAGGTAGCCGAAGAAATCTCCGACCGCCTGAATCGCGGACTGCCACGCCGGAACAGCTGTGCCTGTGAACCAGTCGACCACTGCGGCGATGACGCCCTGGACCCATTGGAAAGCCACCGAAACGGCATNCGAGATCCAGCGCATTGCAGCATCGACGCCGTCACGGAACCAACCGATGTTGTTGTAGGCCCATACGAATCCGGCCACGAGCGCCGCGATGATGCCAATCGCCCAACCAACTGGACCAAGCGCGATAACCCACGCCGCGGCCATCTTGACAGCCTGCACGGTGGCCTGGGCGGCCATGGCAATCCAACTGCCAACGATCGAAGCCTTCGCGACAAGCATTGCCGCCACAGCCTTTACCGAGTCCCACTGATACATAAGCCAGATAGCGGCCGTAATCGCGGCGGAATTGACGGCGGCCGCGGCCAGGGAAATCCAGCCGGCAACCATGACCGTCACGGCCCACGAATGCGTGAAGGCGCCCTTGACGGCGGCGCCCTTGGATGTGGCCCACGCCTGCGCCTGCTTGACCGAGGATGCGATCGCCTCCACACCGAGCGCAATCCAGTGCGGAATGAGCGTAAAAGCGATTAGGCCGGCGATGATTCCGATTGGCGCGCGCATGTCCCACAGGAATTTGGCGACGTCGGCCCCCGTCGAGATGACCTTGCCAAGGGCGTCAGGAATCTTCAGTACCGTGTCCCGGACGGTCAGGATGAATCCGACGAGCTTGGAATCCTCTTCCCAGCCGAACGCTTTCCGGAGCTTCCCCGTGTAGTCACCGCCGACGATCAGGTCATATAGGCCCTGCGCACCCTCGCGGATCTTGAAGATGACGTCGATCAGCTTGGAATCTTCCTCGACGTGGAAGATCTCGCGGAATTTGCCAGTGAAATCCCCGCCGACGACGAGATCCCAAATCGCCTTCGCGCCGGTTAGCCCCTTATCCAGGAAGTCGCCGATGGCCGCGCCAGCGATCTTCGCCCCGGCCTCAAGCGGTTGCAGCCATTGGATGGCGTTCGAGAAGAATTCCCGGATTTTCGGGTAAACACCGGACAGCAGATTCGCGCCGATACGGCCGACAGAGGCCATCGTGTTCTTGAAGGCGCCACGCAAGGTTTCACCCGACTTCAGCGCGGCCCCGCCAAGACCCTTCTCCATGGCCCGCTGGAAAGTCTCAAAATTGATCTTGCCGTCAGAGGCAAGTTTCAGGGTTTCATCGGCGGTCTTGCCGAGCTCCTTGCCGAGCAGCTGCACGATCGGGATACCCGCATCGTTCAGCTGGGCAATCACGTCACCCTGGATCTTGTTCGAGGAAGCGACCTTGTTGAAGATCGCGCCCATTTCGCCCATGCCGACCCCGGCGATGGTCGCAGCGTCTCCGGTCAACTTCAGGGTCCGCTCGAGCTCCTTGCCCGGCTGCACGCCTGCGGCGACGGCGCCGGCGGCCACGGTCGCGGCTTCATCAAGTCCGAACGCGGTACCCTTCACGGCCGCCATCGCGTCGTTCATGATGCCCTGCACGGTTTCCGCCGAGTGCCCCAGCCCCGATAGCTTGGCCTTGGCGTCCTCGATGGCCTGCAAGCGACCGAAGCCCTTGGCCAGGGCGACACCAAAGGCCCCGCCAACGGTCAGCCCGCCAGCGATACCGGCAGCCTTCATGGTTCCGGACAGGAACCCGCCGACGGCACCGACCATCTTCGAACCGAAGCCCTTGCCAGCGCTAGCGCCAGCCGACTCGCCGACGCCGTCGAGCTCCCGCCCAACCTTCTTCTGGAGGTCCTTGAACACTGGGGAAACAAGGATTTCGGCTACACCGATGACAGGCACAAGGACCTCCTATGAAGTTGTCAGACGTCCCCCGGGGAGAATCCGAACTGCTGGACGAGCGTCTGCGCCCACGCCTTTTCCGCGGCCTCAAAGGCGCGATCGATTTCTGTTCGGGGAGCCGGGAACGGTTCCTCATGCCCAGGCTTGCCGCCTGCCGCCGCGATGCTGACCTGGCGCAAGCCCTTGACCGCGTGAAGGATCTCCCGCAGCAGCGTGACGTTCAGGTCGTACTCCGAAAGCGGCGGCGACCAGGGATCAGCGTCGTCGTCCTTGCGGGCAAGCCGCTGCTGCGCCAGATGCGCTGCCATCTCCGGGTCGTTGGCAATCGCCTCGTTGAGCCTGCAAGCGGTGGGCAGCATGTCGATCAACTCCAGCAATGCCACCCACCGCCGCGCCGCATACCACTCCGCGAGATCCACGCCATACTCACTGAGCAAATCGGCGCGGATCTCCGGGCGGTAGCGGGTGATCAGCTCGCGGAGGCGCGCCCTTCCCCCGGCTTCCCGACCGTCTGCTCGTAGTAGTCAAGGACCCTCTGAATCAGCGCGGCGTGGACGCGAAGCGAGATCTTCTCGGCCTTGTACGCCTCAAAGTCCTTCTTCGGCAGCCACTTCTCGAGGAACGAAAAGTCGGTCTGCTTGGTGCGTTCCAAGTCCTCGAAGAACTCGGTCGCCTCATCCGCCGGCATGTCGAAAAGGTCAGGGAACGTGATGCGCTTCCCGCCAGACAGCGCGAGAACAAACGGTTCCGGCTTCGAAACCTCAGCCTCAAGCGCGGAAAGGGACAGATGGACAATCGGCTTGTCAGAAGCCATGGTGTTACCTCCGGGTGATGGTGGTTGGATTTACTTGGTGGGCTTTGCGGCGTTCTCGGCGTCGGTCTCACGGACCGCGGCCGTCTTTGCCTTCTGTTCGGTGTAGCCGTCGCGGCGAAGCTCAGCAGCTTCGGTAGCGACGGAAGTTTCGACGGTGTGCTTGCCGTCCTTGGAAACGAAACGGGGCATGCTGGTCTCCTAAGAAAGGGCCGGGTGGTGAGTGGAAGCAGGCCGCGCCACCACCACCCGGAAAAATGGCGCGGCCCGCAGTCATTACGGAGTGGCCTGGGCGAAGCCCAGGATCGTCTTGTTGGCCAGTGCAGCGGTGCCGCCCATGTACTTGCGGACCGGAGAGCCAATCTCGCTGTCCGTGTAGACGTCGAAGGTCAAGGGCTGCTGGACCGGGTCACCGGAACCCCACTTCTCGGAGTCCGTAGCGACCAGCTTTACCCGCCCATAACCGCGGCCGAGGATCCAGTTCGCCGCGGCCGGGCCATCGGAGCCGATGACCAGCAGACGGTATTCCTTGTCGGCAGGAAGGTCTGGCTCGTCAAAGACGATCTCGCCGTTCGCGGCCTGTGTCACCGCCGAAAGGTCAGTGCCGTTGACGAGCTCCTGCATGTGCTTGCGGCCGGTTTCCAGCGGCGTCATCTTGATCGACCGGGCCACCGCCGTGGTATCCGAACGGACAGCCGACGCATAGCCGAGCGCTTCGACGTCCTCCTTGGACACATCGCGGCCGAACTCATAGCCGTCCTTGGTCACAATGCCAATGGGCATCCAGCCGAGGGCCTTGAGATCGATGAGGGCGCCGCCGACGCCGAAGAGTGTTTCCGGAAGGTCGACGTCCGCCGGAGCGATAAAGCCGACCGCCTTCTGAATCTTGCGAATGAGCGCGCGCTCGTCCGCTTCCTGACGAATGGAATCGAATGTAGGCATGACGAAAATAGACCCCTTTCAAGGGCTAGGAATTGTTTGGTTCCCCGGTAGGGGTCAGAGAGGCCGCGACGTCATCATGAACGTCGCAAAAGCCTTGTTCAGCGTGTCGGACTGGTACGGGACATCCTTCGGAACCTGATCAGGCTTGATCTCGTCAAGGAAGCCATGAGCCGTCTCAATGTCCGTGCCGCAGATGAACGTCTTGATCGACTCAAGGACGTTCACGGCCTGCGTACCAGGCGCATAGCACTCGAGCGTTACCCGGTCCACACGATCGACGTGACCCTCTGTGCCGTCACCCGAATAGATCAGCACAAGCGGGAACGGGCCCTGCAGCGCGCCGTACTTGTCCACCGACAAGTGCCAGACTGCCCGGACGGTCACGCCGAGATGCTGCGTGCCATCGATAAGGTCGTTGAAGCACTCGCGCGCGTCCGGGAACACAAGACCATCGATCACCGCGTCACCCCAGCCCGCATCGCCTCAATCACCCGGTGCAGGATCGAATCGCGGGCGTCCTTGTAGGACGGCGACTTCTCACGGACCACGGCCCCGGCGCGAGTCTCATTGCCCCAACCGGCCGTGACCGTCGCGGGCGCCGCCTCATACGTTCCGCTACCCACCGCCTCAGCATTGCCCGCCAACCGCTTCGCAGCCGCCAAAGTCGCCTCGCCCACCTTCGCGGACGTGCCAAAATCCCTTAGGCCGGCATCATCGGCACGGTAGGACCTCGAACCCGGAACGCGTTGCAGCCCCATCAGGCCCTCCTTAGTCCGACTTCGACGCCATACGGCCATTCACCGGGCAGCCCGTCAATCGACCATTCCCCGGCCATGCGCGTACCCTCAGGGACGCGAACGCGATCCGTTGAGAGGAACGTGAACCCGTTGTCCCGGTACAGCGCCGCCGTGCTATCAACGACGTCAGACCTGTCCAGCGGCTCGGCAGTTGCCCGCGGGCCGACCAAGCAATCTGTCACCGGGATCTCCGACGTCGGCAAAGGGTTGCCCTTGGCATCCCGGCCGCCGCCACGAAGCACGACGACGTCCGTACGCCACGCCTTCGGGAACATGCCCACAATGCCCATGTCAGCCTCCCGGTTGGATCGTCCATGCCTGGCGCCGCTTCGACTTGGCCAGAAGCCTCTTGTCAGCAGCGGTCAGGTACAGGCTGCCGTCAGGGTTGACCATCTTGCCGCCCATCGAGAAAGGACCGGCACCGAACTGGAACGACTCCATCCCAGCCGGCGGCGCGTTATCATCCTTCGGCTCCAAGGCCCGCTTCACCATGCGGCAAACCACAAGGCGCGGCACATCCGCGTCGATCGAACCCGAGACGATGCGGCCGTCAAGGTCCGAGTACAAGGCCCGGACCTCAACGGACGCTTCATGCAGCTTCTGCTGAGCCTCGGTTTCCTTCTCCGCCGGCAGCGCCGACCAGTGCTCCTGAAGATCCGCAAGAGTCGCGTAGTCGGCGGCCATGACTAGGACTTCCGGGGACGGCCGCGGCGGGCAGCGGGTGCGGTGAAGTCAGGGACGTCGGTCTTCGAATCGGTGTCGACGTCGTCGCTTGCGGCAGCGTCGCCTTCGCCCTCGGGTTCGTCTTCACTCTCGGCGGCGCCCTTGTCAGCGTCTTCCGAATCACCCTCCCTGACTTCAGCGGCATCAGCGGTGAAGTCAGGGACGTCGGGCTCGACTTCCGGTTCAAGGCAGTGCTTGCCGACGATATGTTCGGCCCAATCTGGCACTTCGTCTCCGGGGTTGAACCACGTAGTGGACCCGTCTTCGCTATGGACAGCGACGCGGGCAGAAAACTTGCTCATGAGAATCCTCTCAACTCGGGACCAAGCGGCGTGGACAAAATCCACGCCGCCTGGCCGCAGTTTGCTTAGTAGACGTCCGCCACGAGCAGCAGCTTCGGGTTCTGCAAGACGGGCATGCCGACTGCGTCCACGAAGGTGTCCTCGCGGTACGGCGGGCTGTCCTTCTGATCGACGACGCCAACGATGCCGGGCGCCTGCTCGAAGGAGAAGTCGACCGCGTTGGAGTTGACCAGCTTCAGGGCGGTCGCGGAGACGCCCCATGCGGTGAACCCAAGCTCGCCAGTGTCGGGGATGAAGAGGATCTTGTCCTCGGGAAGAACGCGGGTGGTCGTACCGTCCACGTCAACCTTGGTGTCGTACACGTGCTTGATCGGCGGGAGGCCGAATGCATCCAGCACCGAATCAAGCGCGGCGCGGGTGACGATGCCCGGGGCGCCAGCCAGCGTCGCGGCAAGCTGCCGGACCTCCGCGTTTCGCAGCATATAGCCGAGCACCTTATTGGACAGCGCGATGCCAGACGGACGGCGGCCGTTCGTTGCCACGTAGACATCGACCCAAGCGGTGATGTCCATGATGACCGTGGCGGTCGCCGTGTTGGACCATGCGGTTGCCGTGGAGACGATGTGTTCAGCGGGGACGCCGAAATCAGCCTCGAGGGTCAGCCCGTTCTCCGCGGTCAGAGTGAACTTGCCGTCGCCCAGGACGTCGCCGCGTGCGAGTTCCATACGGGTGAGCACTTCGCCCGTAAGATTCGTGGCGTCGTCGTAGATCTGGTCGATCAGCGCAACGTTGGAGCCACCATTGTGTCGGGCAGCCTCAAGGTCGAGCGTCTCCTGCTCGCCAACGCCGTTCATCGAAGACAGCGGGGGCAGCTTGACCTGCGAAGTGGTCAGGCTGTCACGCTGCGAACGGTGAATCCGGCCATCGAACGAACGGAACTTTGCGGCGCGGTTGGTGCGGGTCAGCTCGGTCAGGTCAACAGTGTTCTTGTTGAGCAGACGGTTGGGCAGGATCTGGTCAAGCACGTAGTTCGCCGGGCTTGGAACCTCACGTACAAACGCGGTGAGGGCGTCCGGGGTTACCGGACCGTCGAAAACAATAGCCATGTTGGGGCCTCCTTAGACGAACCGGATCCACGAGGCAAGGTCAACCTTGCCCGCGGCGTCAATGGTGATGGGCAGCTTGGATTCCTTGACGACACCCGCAAAACGCAGCGCCGAGCCAGCGTCGATCGCGGTGTTCGCGGGGTTAGGAACCTTGGTGTAGCGGGCGGTGAACCCCCGGGCGACTGCGCGGCCGTCAACAGCCGTGTCGTCGTACGGGCCGTAAAGTCCCGTCGCGGTGATCTTGCCGATCGCAGTGCCGGACGGGATGAACCCGTTGGGGTAGTGCGTGCCGGCGGTAAAGGTCGAAATGTCGAGCGTGATGCCCTCAGCCTCGTAACCGCCTTCGTCGAGCATCCACGAAAGGTTCTCGACAGCGTAAGTGGACTTGCTAACCGAAATGTCGGTCATCGTAAGCTCCTAAGCTTGAGTTGGTCAGTCTTTGATGAAGCCGCGCTTGCGGGCCTGCTCCAGGCCAGCGTCACGGCCAGAAACGCCTTTTCGGTCGCCCGTGCCAGAACCCGGAACAGGGTCAGGCTTCGAAGCTTTCCCTTCGGCCTTGGCGTGAAGCTCGGAGATCTTCTTTGCCGACGCGAGGTAGCTTGCCTCGTCAGTGCCGGTCACCAGGTCTTGGTATTCCTCCGGAACCGGATGCTTGGCCAGTGCGGCGAGACGCGCGTTGGTTGCCTTGAGCGTCGCGTTCTCGGCGGCCGTGGCGTCCCGTTCCTTGTTGGCCTTATCGATGTCAGAGAGCTTTGCGTCCTCGATCTTCTGGAGCGCAGCTTCAGCTTCGGAAGCGCGCTTCTCGGCAGCTTTCCGAGCATCGCGCTCAGTGGTCAGTGCCTTGATGCCAGCTTCACCGAGCGGCTTATCGCCGTCCGCGTTTGACTGGCCGCCCTTGTCTCCGTTTTGCTGGCCGGCATTGCCGCCGTCGTTCGACTGCGCGCCGTCAGCGCCGTCCTCCATTACTGCATCCCCGAAGGTCTTCCGGTGGAATTCAAACAGGGCCGTCAGGCCGCCCGGGGCGAAAAGATCGATGTCATGGTGAACCCGAGTCTTCATTGGGAAAGCTCCTTAGTGAGTGCCGCATCGCACGGCGAACGACCCTGCCCGCATCGCACGGAAGGGAACCTAGTGGGTGTGGACACCGTCGTTGACGACATCCGGGAACTTGCGGCGCATCGCGAACGCTGCAGCCTTCAGCTGCTTGTTTTTGTCGTCGGCTGGCAACGATGCAAGGAATGCTGCGATCTCAGGATCGTCAGCATTGAGCGCGTCGGAGTACATGCTGTAGTAGTTGTCCGGGAGGTATCCGGGCGGGTAGTCGGACGCCTTGCCTATGCGGACAACTGCGCAGTTGCAGTCGCCGTGAAAGGCGTCGCCCTTACCAGTGCCGCGCCTGTCGCCAGCCGATTGCTTCGAAGAGTAGACAGCATCGCGCGAGGCTAGCACCAGGCACCAACTGCAAGTCTTGGCACCAGTCGGCACACGCGCCCACCGGACGCCCTCACGCTCGGCGTTCCAAGCGACCGTGTCCCGGCCGTGCTGCTTCACATACTTGTCCGTGGCCAGCTTCAGAGAGCCCAAGATCGACGACGGATCAGGTGTCCAAAGCTGGTCAGACAGGAATCGGATCTTCTTCTGCACGCGCTCAGCCGTCACGGACGACGGCGCCGCAGTCGCCGAGAAACGACCGACCGCACCCGACGCGCCCCGCAGCTCCTCGTACCAGTCCATGGCCAAGACATCGGCCACCTGCCCGTACTCGGCAACCAGATGGGGCAAGAACTCCAGAAGAGCATCCCGGACAGCCTCAGGGCGCGACAGGTCAAGCGCAGCGAAATAGGCGGCTAACTCGGCTGTCACCCTTTTCGAAAGCTCCGACGTCACCAGCCGATACCGGTCAATCTCAGCGGGATCAACCACAGCTACGCGCCCTCACGGATCGTGATCGGGTTACCCGGAATGAACTTCACCCCGTTCAGACCGGCCTTGGCCGCGGCATCAGCAGCATCAACACCAGCACGCCGAAGGCTGCCGAGCGCATCAGCCTGGGCCTTCATGACCTGCGCCGACTTCAACTGCTCATCCACCGGACCAGATACAGTCGAACCGTCGCTAAACACCGGAGCAGCCGACGACTTAGCGGCCGCCAGCAGGGTGTCCAACCTCGACCCTGCGGCCTGCTTGGCGCGGTAGATATTCATCCGCTCGATCTGGGACCGGTCCAGGCCGTAGATCTCCATGGCCACTTCCGGGTCACCGTCAGGGAACGCACCAGCGAACTTCACCCCAGCATCAGCCTTCGCGGCCATGGTTGGAGTGCCCGGGTCAAGGAACCGAGACTTCAGCCCGCGCAGATCCCTTTCCATGGCCGGCGTCCACTCGCCGTTCTTGACAGCAAGAATGTTCCGGGCCAGATCCACACGGGACAGGTTGATGCTTGCCAGCTCGTCTTCAACCATCGCAACCAGGTCGGACTCCGAAGCGAGGATCGCATCCGCCGACGACGGATTATCGTGGATGATGCCAAGATAGCCAACCGGAATCGTCGTCTCGCTCGACACCATCAGCCCGATAGTCCGGAGCATCTCCGAATGCGGCTGCATGGACGCCTGAGCGAGTTGCTGGATGCTCGGACGGACAAGCTTGCCCTCATCCTCGTCCCACACATCGGGGAGCGCCCAGATACCGCCAAGTAGAGCCTTCAACGGGGAAATGCGATTGCCCTGAGCATCGGTGAAATGCGACTCATCAGCGCCAAGCAGCGCCCGCTGCGGGGCCGAATAGAACTCCGCAGTGACTTCCTGCCGAAGCATCGTCCTGACGCCAGAGTCGATGTACCCCATCAGCGGTCGAGTGACTCTTGAACGGCCGAAGGGTCGCTTCAGGGAACGGCCCCAGACGTACGGCACGCACGGAACCTTGTCTGGGATGCCGTTGGACTCGCGCGTAACCCGCCAACCACCGTCAGCCCGCTCGACCTGTAGCGTCATCCCCGGCTTGTACAGCAAGACCACCGACTGGGAAACAACTTCGAGCGCCGCCGTGACCCGCCACGTCCTGGGATCAATCTCGGCAGTCGCCTCAAGAGCCGTCCTGGCCGTCACGACGACGTCAGGTTCGCCGAGGTCGGGATCGCCTGGAGTCGTGAAAACAAACGCCGCCGAATTCTGGAGAGACGCCTCAATGGCCATGCGCTCCAGCACGGCCACGTGGCCGTCAACCGTGTCATGAAGATCGTCAAGCATGCTCGAGCCGTTCGGAAGAATGAAGCCATCCGGCCGGATCCGGGACGCCGGAACCTTCACAGCCTTGTGCGCCCACCCGATCACATTCTGGAAATCCTTCATGTTCTCCGGGATCGAAAAACCGATCTTCTCGAGCTTCTTCTTCGCCTCCACATAGTCATCACGAAGCCGATTACGGTTCGCCTTCTGACGAACCGTCTTCAACATTCGACTAAATGCTGAGGACTCATCGGAGGTGAGCTCGCGATTCATAACCCTGACGGCCAAGCCATCACCACCTAAGCGACAATCGCGCCGCGAGGCTTCCTTTCGGAACGCTCAGAGCGGCGACGAGCGAATTTTTGGGAACCGTAGTGAGCGCAAGTAACGGCCACGGTCGGGGCCAGGTCAGCTTCCAAACTGTCCTTGTCCCACTTGAAAGACCCGGGACGGTTCTTGATCTGGTCAAACACTGTGTGAAGGATCGACTCATCAAGTTGCTCCTGCCCGAAGTGCGTGACGGCAGGGTGTTTCTCGACGGCTTCGTGGAGTCCAGCGCAAGCCTGCGTGTATTCCTGCGCGCCCAGGATGAAGACCTTCATGCCCTTCTTCTTCAGATGAGCCTCGAGAAGGTCGCGGGCGGGAGAATAGGCGTCAATGACAACCGGAATCCGTCGCCTTGCGCGCTCCCACAACCAGTCCACAAGGGCCATCGTTCCGGCCTCATCGAACGGGGCATCGGCCGCCAACTCGAGATGGACACCGCCATCGTCAGGGAACATCGAAACCCCGATCGATACCTTCGTGCGCTCCGGATTCATGTCCACGCCAAATGACGCAACTTGCCAGTCCGGATCGGGGTTATCGATTGCCAGGTCGTTCCATTTGGAGCGCGTAAATGCGTGCTTCCGACTGGCAATCTCGTCCCACACGCCCATCGCCTCGCGCATGAACGACTCCGGGGACAGTTTCCGGCGCATACGAAGCATCGCGGCTTCCTTCGTCCTGTGAGGATACGAAGGGTTCGCCTTGCGCCACTGAGCCCGATCGTCAGGATCCGCTTTAGGGTCAGCACTGAACTCGATGTAGAGCGCGTCCGGCGCGTCACCGTCCAGCGCTGCCCGGCGGGCATCCTCGAAAACCTCAGACGGGTCAACCGGCTTCGGCGGCGTGCCAATCATGATCGTCAGCGCGTTCGGCGAGGCGTTCTGCGCCGGGACCATGTCATCAATCGACCGCTCAGTGAGGATCTGCGCCTCATCGAACACCACAACGTCGAGCTTCGTGAAGCCGCGCCCAAACCCGCGCTCACGCGCACCGAAAACAACCCGAGAGCCGTTCTTGAACTCGATCTTCTGCTCGCTGCCATTGTCCGGTGTCCGGTCGATGTGCGGGAGCATCGTCGGCGTCGCTGCCATCGACTTCATGCCGTCGAAAGTCTCGTCAGCGGTGGACGCCCGGTGAGCCGTCCAAACGACCGTCAAACCCGGGAAGATGATGCACAGGGCGAACACGATCCATCCGATCATGAACGTCTTGCCGACCTGCCGAGGGATGCTGATCGTCACACCGCCCACTGTGGTCGCATACAGCCCGTGTTCGTCCTTGGAAAGAATCAGCTGCGATGCGCCCTGCTGCCAGGAATCGAACGTAATGCCAAGCTTGCCAAGAGTGTCACGGACCGCCGGCCAGCCTGTCGAGACGATTCCTTCCGGCACAATCACATGCCGGGCAGACTCAAACAGCGTAGGGGTTGAACGCCTCGTCATCAGTATCCGCCGCCTTGGTCAAGTCATCGCCCTCAGCCGAGGTAGAGAGCTCGTCAATCTCCTTCGAGATCTCCCGTACCTGGCGAGTCAGGGCAGCTAAGTCGCGGGCGAGCGTGTTTTCGCTCTCCATGTGCGTCACGAGAATCAGGCGCATCGCCTTCAACTCATCGAGGCGCGTCCCGTGTTCTGTTGCCTCCCGCAAGGTCATTGCCCGGGCCGGAACGTCGTCCGCGGTCGCGAGACGCACAGGCGAAAGCTGCTTTTTGCCAGCCATGCGGATCACCTCCAAGCTGCGAAACGCGGTGAAGCCATCTGTGGAAAACGGGCCATGAGTGAAAATGCGCTATGCCTCGGGGGGCGAGCTCCGGGGCAGGGGGGTGTCCCTATGTTCTTTGTCAAGCGGGTGGGAGCAGTTTTTCTTGGCGGTTGTCGGTCCGGGTTTTGGTCGCGGGGTATCGACCGGCGTCCCGGGGATGCCGGCTAATGTGGGGGTTTTGTCAGGCCGCTTTGATTTGCGGCGCCTCGTAAAGCACTCCGTCGCGCAGCATCGCGAACAGGACGTCACAGCGGCGTCTGGCCAAGGCGATCAAGGCCTGGTTGTGCCGTTTGCCCTCGGCCCGTTTGCGGTCGTAGTACTCCCGGGAGACAGGGTCTTTCAGCGCCGCGAA